GAAAAAGGCGTCAAACTGAGGACAGTAACCCATCATGCAGCGAGCTTGATCGTAGCCTTTACTTGTTCTAACATCGAAACCACCCATGTAAAGTTGCCCAGTGTCTGCGGACTCTTCACCTGTTAGGCACTTGAAGGTGGTGGTCTTCCCTGCGCCAGTGATGCCAAGCAGCGCGAAGCATTCTCCGTATTCAAGACCAAAGCTAAGGTTATCCACAGCCTTTGACTCATAGTCATAGCTCTTCGACAGGTTCTAAACTTTGATTGAACATTAGTTTGGCTGTAGCTTGTACACAGCCTTTCATGTAAAGATTGCAGCTCATACTCTCGGTAAAAAGCCCAAACAAGCGTAATGACATCACATGGTGTCACATGGGTACCTTTTCCAACATTTCTGTTGGACAGGAAACCTTACGCCGGGGTAAAAGCCGGAGCATGAACAATGCTAAGCATTGAATCAAAACAGAAATGCAGAGTTTTAAAACTTACCAAATGGTAAGATACTATCGACTACACCAATAGTATTTTATGAAATTTGTGTCTAGTTTTCTTCTAGCTACTTCATTCACCCGAGTAGTGGGTTATGAGGATCCACTCAAAGTCGTTTTTAATTGTAGGGAGATGTCTACTCCCAAGCCTCAGCTTACTGACCAATAGCATACTTGTACACTGGCACAGTAGACACAAAATGCACCAAATTAAAATCAGGTCCAATATTGCAATAGGTTTCTAAGATATTATCAAAGTTACCATAATCTGAAAGCGTAACCTGATAATTATTCACTTTTGTGGGTTCATTAGAACCAACAAAAAGACCTCGTGCGTCTAAAAATCGCAATTGAGACATCATTGGAATATTCACTTGTAAGCTGGGTTGATTAGCAGTATTGGTCAAGGACATTCCTGCATTACCCCAGTAATTCGTATTATTTGTAACAAAAGATTCCAAATTGTTAGTTAAACGTAGGTCCGTTGATTTAAACGAACCAAAATCACTAACTCGACGTTCAACCGAAAAATGTGCTGGTTTGCTGGTACCATGTAAATTAAAATGATAATTCATTGAACCACGAATACCAACATGACAAGCCATCAAACGCTGAATAGGTCCTTGTACAACCAAATTACATCCCACACTACTGGTTCCTGCTCGATTCTTCCCTGTATCAACAGGGTTATTCGAGGTGTAACCATAATGTGCTGGATAAAGAAAACGGTTAAGTGAAAGCGTGTTATCTGTCGTGGCTGCACCAGAAACTGTTACAGATTCACGACGATACAGATGAGTACGTCTCATCAGCACACGCATTGATCGGATATCTTCTCCAAAATTGATGTCGTACCTATGAACAGGTTCTGGGGTTGTTTCTCCCAAAACATATTCTTCTGATTGTGGCAACAATGGTGAATAAATGTCTGTAGGAGGACTAGGATTAGCAAATTCTAGATTATCACATCCTGCAACAAATAGGTATAACCGAGCATTTGCAGTTGAAAGTGGAGCTGTCAGAGGATTCAAAATACTAATGGATAATCGTCCATTACTGTATTTAGAAGTGTAAGTAGGTGAAGCTCCACCACCCTGAATCTGTTCTCCTCCGCCCATATCCAATTCTTGCCAGGCAGTAGGTTGCATATAGGGTATCTTAAAGGTGATTTCATCACTTTGTGAGATATCCATAATAATACTTTGAACCACTGCTGAGTCGGCAGATGTAGTGTCTGAACCAGAGGGATCCCAGGATATGAGAATACGCCCTTGGTGATATTTAGAACACACTACTTTCAGACGATATTGCATATCTCCACGCCAATGGGTGAAGTGAGAACCAACCAACGCAGCGGGGGATTCAATAATCCATCCTGTACTAGTGGTAGTTGTAGTGCCACCTCTGAGATTCATTGGATTCACATTTGCACGAAATAGATAAGCATCAGCCAAATCCGATGGCGCCCAATCTAAACCATACATCAAAGTTTCCCGCGTGACAAGATTTCTAATAGACAAAGAATCCTCACTAATTGATCCTGTTACTGTAGGATCAATGGTTAATTCATTCTTAGGATCTATTGTAAGTCTATCTACAGGAGTAGAAATGTGAGCGCTAGCGAAAGCAAAGTATGGTGTATTCTTAAAAGCTACTGAGTCATCAATGGAAGGTACATTAGTGAATCCAAAAAGACTAGCTACTTTAGCGACTGCGCCAGCAGCAAAATTAGTAGCTTTGGCAAAAGGTCCAATCACAGGTACATCTGATAATCGTCGTCCGATACCCGCAATAATGGAGGCAGGCCGAGAAATGGTTCCTGTGGCAAACTCATCAGATTGTAATGACAAAGATTTAGTTTGACCTTCAAGTTCCACATTTTCGAGCCATGCATACACAGTTACATAACATGAAGATGAGGCATTGGTTGTAGCAACTCGAGGAGCAAGCAAAGCTTGAATCTCGAAAACTCCCAAGCCTTGAACGTCACTTGCAGATGTAAGATTCACATAATTTTTAGGGTAAAGAAATGGTACAACCATTTCACCTCCTTGATTCTTATGGAACTCTATCCAAAAATGCTGTCGCTGACAATAAATTGCAGCACGTGCATCATTATTATTAATATAAGAAGTTCCAACTTGAGAAACATCTAACAAAGTGTTAGAATTCTGCAAAGGCAGGTAAGAAGCAAGATATGTACCATAAAGAAAGGGTGTGGCATTTACCACCACCTTGATATGTAAATTACCTCGAAGCAAGTAAAAGTTCTCTAATTTCCGTTTAATATTTGCATTATTCAAAAATGAGTGCCAAATATTATAACGATAATTAGTATTTGATGAGGTACTGACTGAAAAAGAATCAATTTTAACTGGACGGGACAAGAAATCCTTCAATTCAAACTTGTTGGTTTGGACATCCACCGTATCACGGGGATCACTATCTAAAACAACAGTTGAAATTTGTTTTTCTTCACCCACAAATTGGACGTTCTCAGCAACAGTATCTTGAGTGACGTCTTTATTAGGAATTAATTCATCATCAGATTGGAGTACTAAGTGGGTATCCTCCCACCACAGGTCTTCTTTTTCAAAAGAAGCCAAAAGTAATGTGAAATTTTTGCTTGGTTAAATACTACTTATTAGGTTAACCTATTCCTAACAAGCGTGCTCTGTTTTTCGATCCGCAACCTAAAACGATCTCAGCTAAATAACTGGCTTTGGGTCATCCCCTAGGTGGCAATACAGACAACTTCCACACTCATTTCCTCAAGGTAGTGCAATCACCTTATTCAGAAATGCAGTAACTAAGTTGTAGGTGCGAATTCGTTTTACATCTGTTCGCTAAAGATGGTTTTTAACGGGATAACTACCCGGAAACCTACTCGAAAGTAGGTTCTTCCTCACTAACTGCAAAACTGAAACACTCTTCCTCATTATCCCCACGGACAAAGGGGAGGTCTGATGCTTCATAGAAAGCGTTAGCGAGGTTATCCCAGGAAGGGAAAGTACTCTTTGTAACATACAAACTCAATTTTGCCGAGCTAGCGAATTGCATGCACATTTTCCGTTTCTCTTCAAATATTCCTTTCCCATACCAAAAATATTCACGCACCACAGTAGCTAAAACAGCTACATTTTGTGCTTCTTCACAGATAGTTTTGGATGGAATAGTCATAATCAACATCTTAGCAATTGACGCTTCTTCAATAGGACACACATAGTATCCAAGATCTTCATCAAATCGCCAAGTTCGTTTTAAAAATGACACATCATCAATAGAAATATATGGGATGCTTTCGGCAGTTTTATCTGCCATGGTGTAAATAACACCAATTTCAGCAAGTTTGTTAGCTAATGTAGTATGTGTAAACCATGGGATGTCTTTAGAACATCCCATTGCATTGTCATCACCATATGTCATCAACTTAACATGCTGTTTGAAATCAGCAGCAGTATTCTTACCACTGAGTTCAGCATATGCGTATCGCACATAAAGACAGTTAACTATACCATTGATAATAACTGTTAACGGGTGTCCAGATGGATTAGATCCATAAAATTGAACTAGAT